TTCACAACCCCGCCGCCGCGCATCACCGAGATGGTGAAGGTGGTCATGGCCATGCCGGCCACCTTGTCCAGCCTATGGCGCAGGCTGCTGCAGCGGCCGAGGCCCAGCACCCCCTGGTCATCGAGCCGCAGGGTCTGGCCGAGATCCACGCCCATCACCAGGCTGGTCGGCACATCCCAGCTCAGCTCGGTGGCGTTATGCGCCCGCACGATGGAGGTTGCCGCCTGCTCCAGCAGGCAGCGCAGGAACAGCTGCCGCCGCCCCTCCTCCCGCAAGTCATCATCGCCACTGGTAAAGCTGCCTTCGACCAAGCCACCACGGGACTGCCGCTCCAGGCTTTGCTCCCAGCGCTCGGTTCGATCACTTTCGATCTCGACGGCAGAACCTTCCCGGGCGATCACCTCGCCCACATCGGCAACGCTGGCCGGCGCCTCGACCCGCAGCACATAGCGTTCGGTCACGCTCTGCACCCAGCGCCTGGCACCGCCCCAGGTGGCGCCCAGCACCAACTCGCCGTAGTTGTTTATCCAGGGCGCACCGGTACCACAGGGGTCCGGGCTGCTCGGCGGCAACCGGGTGAAGCTCGCGTTCACCATGACCTGGCCGGAGCTGTCCGTGGCAGAACGCAGCATCTCCACATCCGGCAGCTCGCTGGACTCCGGCCGCCAGTTACAGAACCCCGAGGTGCCGGACGCACCATCGGTGCCCGGGTGCTGCCACGCGTAGGAGGTCACCATCTGCCGCAGCCGCGGGAAGCGGTAGTCGGCCTCGATCTCCACTACGTTGGTCAGGGTGCCCAGGTCGGCATAGGCCACGCCGATGCTCTGGTACACCGTGGTGTCCGGCCCGAACACATAGTCGGCCGCGCCGGCGTACCAGGATGTCAGCCGCAGCTCGCCGTAAGCGTTGCAGTCCAGGCTGGCGCGCAAGGTGCTCAGCCGCTCCTCGGCGTACTCCCAGCGGCTGCGCCCCTCGGCGGGCTCGAACACATCCGCCGACCAGTAGCACGGCGTCAGCGCATCGATCTGGGCGATGCTCAGCCGCTCTACCCGCTGCTGTAGCCGGTCGCTGCAGGCGCAAGCCAGCAGGCGGCTGAGCGGGTCCCAGGTGGTGGACTCGACATTGCCGGTGAACAGCCGCGCGCTGGTGGTTACCCCCGCACTGGTGCTCAGGTAGTTGATGATGACCTGGCGCCCTACCCACTCCTGCGGGTTGGGCTCCTCTGCCATATACAGGCTGAAGTCGGCGATGCCTGCCGCGCCGCGCTCGCGGTCCACTTCGACCTCACCAACAACCGTGGCGCTGAGATCGACACCGTTGACCAGCACCTGGTCGCGCCAGGTGAAGGCCACCCCAACCGGGATTGGCTGCGGCCCAGGCGCACCGCCTGCATCAGCGGAGCCATTCAGCGGGGCCGTGTTGAGCGCATCGACACCGACCTGCATCAGACTTGCTCCCAGGGCAACGCCCAACTGTGTGGCCGCGAAGGGTCGCTCGGGTTCATCTGCAAAGTGGGGCGCTGTGCGAATACCCAGTAGCAGGGCATCCACTGCACGCTGTACAAGGTGGCGCCCGGCACTGGCGCAACACTGGCAGCCAAGCCGGCCAGTACGACGGGAGTGCGCACCCAGTCGCGCCCCACCAGGGCCAAGGCCCAGGGCGCCACGTCAGGCCGTGGCGTACTGGTGAGCACAATGCCAACGTGGCTGGCCTGCGTGATGCTCTCCTGCTTGGTCAGGCGCAGCTCCAGCGGCTGGCTATAGTCCAGGCCATCCAGGCCTGGCGGCATCCAGCCCTGGCCACTGATGGTCCCACCGGCCTTGCGGAAGTGGGTGAGCTTTACCCCGCCACCCTGCCCCATGCGGATGATGGTTTCTGCCACGACAGGGGCGTCTGCCTGCTCCGGCACGCCGGCGTGCACAACGATCTCGACGCCGCCGAGCATCACTCGCGGTAAGGACATAGAAACTCCGGGCAAAAGAAAGCCCGCCGAAGCGGGCTGTGATCAGCGGCGCGTGGCGCCCAACTTTCTGGCGGTTCGGCTCAGCTCCTCCGCAGTGCTGCGCGGGGCCTGCACCGAGAACTGCTGGCCGCCCAGCTGCAGCACCAGGGTGCCGAGGCTGTCGTTACCACCGCCGGGTGGCTGCAGCAGGCTTTGCGGAATGGGCGGAATAGCCGGCAGGCTGCGCGGCCCGACCAGGCCCCCTTCGGCGTAGCCAGGACGTGAGGCTTCTAACTGCGCACGCAGGCTCGCCATCGTGTTCCGGAAGCCGTTGCGGCGGATCTGCTCCAGAAACGACAGCGCACCAGGCTCCCGCACTACCCGCTGAGGCTGCACATGCTCGTCGGCGTGCACCGTACCCGCCTTCTGGTACTTCGAGCCGGGGCCGGTCCAGCCGCCATCGGCGAAGCCGGGCGGTTCCAGGTTGGGCTGCTGCAGGATGTAGTCGCCAGAGACAGGGTCGAAGTCGCCCTGCTGGTAGGTCACCGGTATCGTCATGATGATCTTGGCCTGGTCGGCCAGCCTCGCCATCTGATCCAGCAGCGCCTGCTGCGCCTCGGCATCCAGGGTGGGCTGCACCTTGATGTCCTTCAGCTCCTCGAGCGCGGCCTTGGTTTGCGCGGCAGCCTCTTTCGCCTTGTCCAGCTTGGCCTGGGCCTCGTCCACCTTCTTGCCATCGGCAGACTCTTCGATGGCCTGCAGCTCCTTGATCACACCGGCAAAGCCATAGGTGTTCTCACCTGCCTGGGCCAGCTGCTGCAGTATCTCAAGCGCGGCCTGGGCCTGCCGCTTCGCTTCCTCAACGTCTCCGCTCTGCAGAGCCTGGCGGGCTCCAACCTTCAAGGCAGACGCCTGGCTGAAGCTCGGGTCTGCGCCCTGCCCGCTGCTGTTCAAACTGGCCAAAGCAGCCTTGTAACGCTGCTGAGATTCCAACTGCGACTGCTTGGCTTTAGCAAGCTCGCTCGCGGCCTTGCGCTCAGCCTCGACCTGCTTCTTCAGGGCGGCCTCGGTGTTCCGCACCTGCTCATCCAGAGCGGCCTTGCGAGCCACCGAGGCCTGCTTCTGCAAGTCCACCATTTCTGCATTGTGCGAGCGCAGGCTTTGCGCACGAGAGTCGTAGGACTGTTGCTCTGCCTGGGCGACCCGATTGACACCCTTCGCGTAATCATTGATCACGGAGGCAAAATAGTCGGTAACGCCAGACTCCTTCGCCTGGCGCCCCCAATAGCGCTTCAGCTCGGTTCCAGCCCGAGAAATGGCAGTGGTCAACTCGGGAGAAAACTGCGCGAACTCCTGCCGCAGCTTGGGCAGCTGGTTACCAAAGGCCTTGACGATAGCCTCGGTAGTAATCTGGCCTTGCGACGCCATTTCCCGTAGCTGGCCAATGGTCACGCCGAACTCATCGGCAAGTGCGCCAGCCACGCGATCGGACTGCTCAAGTACAGAGTTGAACTCGTCACCTCGCAGGGTGCCGCTGGCCAGTGCTTGCGAAAGCTGCTGGATTGCAGCTGAGGATTCCTCGGCGGATGTGCCGCCGATCTTCATCGCCAGAGACACAGCCTCGATGGTCTCAAGCGTCTCCTTCTGCCCCATGCCAACGTCACGAAGCGGGCGCTGCAAACGGCTATACAAGCCTACCAGCCCAGAGATGTCCCCTTGGGTCTCGTCGGCGATACGGTCGAGTTCGAACTGCGCCCTGTTGAACTCTTCCTGGGATTTGGTGGCAAGCTTCAAACGAGTGTCCAGGCGCCCAACTTCATCGGCGCCCTGGGCCACCTGCGCCGCACCGGCTCCGGCAGCAGCCGCGGCGGCAACAGCAACAGCGGCGGCCGCTCCGCCCTTCCCGCCTCCGCCGGCGGCGGCACCACCAATGTCGATACTGAAGCCACCTTGCAGTGATTTGAGCTCTCGCTTGGTCTCCGCAATGCGCTGCTTCAGCTGCCGCTGCGCCATCGCCAGCTCTTGAGTGGTCAAACCTCCCCGGCTCTTCAAAAGCTCGAACTGCTGTCGCAGGCTCACCAACTCCTGCTTGGCAGCGCGCGCCTGGGTAACGCCAAAGGTCGCGCGGGCCGCCTCGAGGTTTGCCTGCCGCTGGGCAATGGATTGCTGCTTGAGTGCAGCAGCGCGCTCACGAATCCCTCGCGCTGCAGCATCAGCACGACCTGCACTCAGCGCCTTCGCCATCTCTGCGCTCAAACGGCGCTGCTCAGCTGCCAAGCGAGTTGTGTCTACTCCAGCACCCCGGAGTTCAGCCCGCACCCGCGAAAGCTGGCTAACCTGAGCCGCCTCAACACGTTCCAGACGCTGAAGCTCTCTGGCGGCAGCCTTGAAGGACTCTTTGAGGCGCTCTGTGGGATTGTCAGTGTTGATCAGCTCGCGCTGCAGCTCCGACAGTCGCGCCTTGGCGGCCTGAATTGCCTTGCCACCGCTTTCAAGGTCGCGCTCTAGATCACGGGCGAAATTCGTCTGGCGAAGCGGCTTTTCTATCTGCCCTACCAGGCCAGCATATTCCTTGCTGAACCCACGCACCTGTTTGAGTGCCTGGTCGAGATCCGCTGTAAGCCGCAGCTCTACATCAGACATGTCTTACCCCTTGAGTGCGCGTACAAAAAGCGACCACGGATAGTCGAGCACGCCCTGGTGCCCGGCGACGACAAGCGCACAGATTGCCTTGTCGAGGTGGGAAACCAGGCCTACTGGACTGACGCTGCCATGCCCTTCAGCCGCGCCAGCAGCTGGAAAAAATGCGGATTCATCTCCTTGACCTTGGCGATCAGCTCCTCGATCTGCGAAGGGAGAAGCGCTTCAATATCCGCCAAGGCAGCATTAACGAAGCTTGGAAGGTCCGTCAGGTAGATATCCTCGAACAGCTCATGTCTGAGCAGCTCGTACTCTGCGCGGGAGCCCATCATTGAACGCAGCTGTGCCACCGAGAGCTCGCGCACGATGAAGTCTTTCCCGCCAAGCGAAACAATCGCTTTGCCTGCTGCGTCACTCATAGAAACTCCGGACAATAAAAAACCCGCCGAAGCGGGTTATGAAAGGAGAGCAAACTCACTTGCCCATGAAGGTGCCTTGCACTTTGCTGACACATCCGTTCTCAACATAAAAGAACGATGAGCTTCCGTTCTGCCAGTGATAGGCGTTTTGCCAACCTCCTCCGTTACTGGGCGCGCCCCATGCGCGCAGAGCATCCGCGTTAGTCATTCCTGGTACGACCTGCTTCCTGATAATCAAGGTCCGTAACTGGGACGAATTGAAATCCCGACAGGGCGCCTTGGCCAACTGAGCCTGAGCTTCCTCATAGCGGCGAGTGGTTGCCCTCTGCTCACGCTTAGCGTCATCAAGCTCCTGAAGCGCATTCCACTCTTCGGACGGTGCGAAGCTGCCGCCGATCTCCTGCGCATTAACCTCAATCTGCTCAGCATTCGGCGCGCACGGACGATCAGAAAAAATCATCTTGCCGGTCGGCCCCTGGCACTTGTAAACAGGCCCGCCTGAGGCAATCGGCACAATTAACGTAGCAAACAGAAGCAGAAGAATCTGACGGTAGCGCATGAGGTTCCATCCTGGACGATTCCGAATAGCCCAGAACTCTAGCAACAGCCAACACCAAAACCCAGCCTGGACTGGGCTCTGGCTTCACTCGATAATCAGCTAGCAAGCACTTGCTGAGCATCTGTCCTTCGACACGAAAATGCTGGAAAACATCGAGTCCCGCATCGAGTACCTGATCGGCCAGACCAAAGCAGATAAGAAATAACTGCCAAGCCAGGGAGCGGCCGTGTCAATCGACCCCAGCATCTCGTCCATTGGTGCCTGGCTCTGGGAAGCCACTGCCCAGACCATCTACGGCGCCGTACTTCTTGTCCTTCTTGCCAAAGCCAGAAAGCCAGGCGCTTGGTTGCTAGACCATGGCTCAGAAAAGATGCAGCGCCTGCGTAGAGGTGCGAGGAAACGACGCCTTCTGCGCATCCGGGACTACCGCTTCGACGAAGCGTGGATCAATCGCCAAGTAAGTCGCGGCCATACCTGTGCGGCGATCTTCGTCCTATGGGCAGGCGGTTTCGCACTCACACTAGGATTGGCCGATATCGTGAGCTACTCGTCGAATGGCGAGCCGCTTAAAAGCTCTATGGGCACAGCCGTGCTTGCAAGCCTCCCTACCTACCTCGCTGAAATTGGCTGGCTTTATTTTTCCGCTCGCGCTGGCGAAGTCATCGACTACCGGCAGAAGGTGAAGATCTGGAGGTTCAGGCATCGCTGAGCTCTAACCTGTTCAAAATCCCAGATGCAGCCGCTTCACTTACGTTGTAGCGTTCTAGGCCACCTAACGACCAAGGACACCCCATGAGCAAAGAAATCGATCTCGGCTTGCTACTGGATAATATCCGACAGGAAATCGGCCTAGAGCACCAGGGCAACAACCCAGTGGCATCAGTCAAACTCACTCCAGATGAGGCAGCTCACATAGAGGCAATCAAGGAGGGTCTTGCTGTTGAGGGAAGAACCTTTCGGTTCAATCCATCAAACGGCAGATTCACCATCGACTCCTCGAACTGCACAGATCCACAGCCTGACTGAGCTAAGGAAACGAAGAAGCCCGCAT